ATGTTTTTCAAGTTCATCAATATCATCATCTTCTCTTACTTCTTTAATACAAATTATAGAAAAATTTTCACAACCATATTTTTTTAATGCTCTGTGAAAATAATCTTTAGGTGAAATAGATGCCGATTTATGAGTGGAAAACCTCCAATTTATTGTTCTTGAAGTTTTTCCGACATAGAACTTTCCATTTACATTATTAGTAATTTTGTAAATAAACCCCATTACTATACTTCATCTAACCTAACTTATTTATCATCTTTATCATCTTTAATTCTTGAAAACCCTTTAATTTTTTCAAAAACTATAGTTCTATCAAATTTATCTTGAAGGTCTTGTTTATGAGAAATTACAAATATGTTAGTATCTTTAACTACATACCTTATAATTTTTAGAAATTCATCAGCACCAAATCCATCAAGAGAACCATCAAAAACTTCATCAAATAAAAGAATATTACAATTAGCAGAATTTTTTAATCTAGCAACTTCACGCCAAGCAAAAAGTAAACTCAAGTCAATTCGTGCTTTCTCACCTTCGCTAAAAGACGCATAAGAAAAATCTTCGTGAATAGGAGATTTTATATATTCATTAAATTCGGCATCAAACTCAAAGTTAATATAGAAATCCATCATCTGAAGATAACGGTTAACTTGCTGATTTATCAGCGGTAGATACTTCTTAATGATTTTGGATTTTACTCCACCGTCTTTAAGCAAACTATAAGAAAAATCGTAATAGTTGATTGTGTCTTTTTTAGAAGCGAGTTCGTCGTATGTTGTTTTTAAGTTTTTATTGAAGGATTCTAACTTCTCATGTTCAGAATTTCGGTTTGCAAGTTGTTCGGTAATTTTTTGAATTTCCGATTCAAGATTTCGGATTTGTCTCCGCAATCCATTAATCTTAATATTGTTTTGAGAAATGCCATTCGTTAAGTTTGAAATCTCCTTCGATAGAGTATTAAATTGACGCTCTCGCTCCTCTTCCTCTTTAATTGCCTCCTCTAGTTCTTTATAACCAGATTGCAACTCCTTTGCTTTATCTTGAGCGTCCTTAATTCTATTTATTCTAAACTCTTCATCAATGGACTGTGTGCATGTAGGGCATACCGTATTCTCAGTGAAGAACTTGTGTTCTTTTGTAATTGTAGATACTTTTTGAGAGATTTTTCCTTTAAGATTTCCTAGTTTACGAAGTTTTTCACCATATCCAGTGATTGCATCTTGCTCACGAATAAGTTCTCGAAGAGGTTCTTCTACAGACTCATTTTCCTGCGTATATTGTTCGATTTCTTTATCCAAATCGGAAATTTTCCGATTATTATTGTTTATATTATCTTTTCCCCTATTTTCAAGTTCTTCAATAAATTCTTCCTGCATCTGAACTTTATCAAGAAGAGATTCTTTTTTAAGTTCAAGAGTTTTAATTTCATCTTTAATTGAACGAATCTTTTCCTTTATAAGGGTATTCATAGAAGAGAAGATTTTAATATCAAGTAAATCTTCAATAACCTCTCTACGATTAGCAGCAGAAAGTTGCATAAAAGGGACGAAGGTACTACTACCCAAAATCACAATTTGAGTAAAAGACTTATAGTTCATTTTAAGAACGTTTTGTTCTAACCACTTCTGCTGGTCCAGAGCCGCAGATGATTGATCTAATGGTGTGTTGTTTCTCCAAATCTCAAAAATAGCAGGTTTAATTCCCCTAACAACTTTCCATTCAGTATTTCCAATAGAAAACTCAACCTCAACTTTACAATCTTTTTCATTTACAGAATTTATAAGTTGTGGTTTATTAATTTTACGAAATGGTTTTCCAAACAAAGAAAATGTAAGAGCATCTAGAACAGTAGATTTACCTGCACCATTTGTTCCGATAATTAAATTTGTTTTGTTTTTTGTAAAGTCAACTTCTGTATATTGGTTACCAGTACTTAAGAAATTTTTATATCTTATAGTTTTAAATAAAATCATGCTCAGTATCAGGAGGAATTACAATATCATTTGGAGTTATAATAGTATACATATAATCATGCAATTCGCAAGTTTTAATCATTACATCATTTTCAATTTCTATAATATGCATTTCAGGATATCCGTTTTCTTCCAACATCATAGAGTACCGAACAGCATCATCTTCTTCTTCAAATAGATAAAGTATTTGCTCTCCATCCTCATTCATTACAGAATATGCACCTTCGGTTTCTCTACCATTGATTGTTAGAATAAACATATTAGACTATTTCACAAGCTTCCTGATAAATTTCTTGAATTACTTTTTGCACAATCGATTTATCAAGATTTATTTCTGCCTCCTCAATATATCTATTCAAGATTGAAAGAGTATCTTCTGATTCAAATACTTCAAAATTTTCAGATTCTTGGATTGCAAAATTTTCTACAATTTTTAATTCAGCAACACCCGAAGCATATAATTTATCAACAAACTTTTCAAACTTTTTAGTATCAGTTTTTTTGCGAACAATGATCTTTACAATTTTATTCTCATACTCATTAGTATTAAAAGTTTGATAATTTATATCCTCATAGTAAATATTATAAAATAACCTGAAGGGATTATTAATTGGTTCGTGCGTTACTGTCTCAGTATCAAAAATATGAAATCCCCGAGTATCACCCACATCAGTCCAAAACATTTCATAAGGATTTCCTAGATAGTAAACTACCCCATCATCCGATCGAGTGTGATAGTGTCCCGAGTAGACCCTACTGAACTTACCAAATAATTTGCTCTCCAAACCGTGCTCCATGACGATTTGTTTATTAACTCTAAATCCTTGGAATTCAAAATGCCCCAACGACACCTTGCAAGAAGTATTTTCAACGAGTTTAAGAGTTTCTTCTTCATTTTCTTGATTGATCCAAGGACATAAAATAACATCCAATCCAGCAATAGTAGTTTCTGTTGCTTTTGAATATACCTTAACATTATAGTACTCCCTCAACAATAAGTCAACAGAGTTTACACTATTTGTATTTTTATAATAGCAATCATGATTTCCGGAAATTAAGTGAACTTCAATATTTCTTTTTAAGAGTTCGTCAAAAAATACTTTTTTAGACCATCTCAGAGCAGCAAAATCAATACCTTTTCTACTATCAAAACAATCACCCATGTGTACTACATGTTTAATTTTTCTCTCATCTAAAGTGGGGAAGAATACTTCTTTGTAAAACTTCTCAAAGTAATCATGAAATAGTTTAGAATTTTTACGAGCACCAAAATGAGTGTCAGTGATTATCGCTATTTCCATTTCTTTCTATTTTCCTCCCAAGGAAGCATTTGAAGATTTTCTATTCTACTACAATACTCTAGAGACATTCCTTTGTCAAAACATTCTTTTACAGATTGAATATGGTCTATTTGATATCCACCATTTACTCCTGCCACAGATCTTGGCAGATCATCTGGATTTATAATGTTTTTATTTTCATTATATATTTGTTCCGTAAGGTAATTAACTTTTCCCCTAAACTTTCTAAACTCGGATATATCATATCCTCTTTTTTCTTTACATGTTTGAGAAATTTTTATTTTTATCTCTTCACTTCGTGATCCGATTTTCTTTCCTTTATTCCAAGGTTCTACCCCATACATAGGATTTTTCTCACCCTGATTATTTTTTCGCATATTTTCTATAGTTTCGTCAGAATGCTTTTGTAATCCTTTTTTACCTTTATTCCAAGGTATGATTCCTTTTTTTCCGGACATTAATATCTCAACTTACTATGTACACCATCTTTAATTGAGTTGTAATCGGAATAGTTCCCGCCGTCAATAGTATTGTCATCAACAAATACTTCAGAATACCCAGAACGCTCAAGAATTTTATTTTTAATTTCTAACTGACGCTTCTCTTTTCCTATACGCCGCAAAAAAGCATAATGAATAATCTGTGTAAAATATGCAAAAGGATTTTGTGATTTTTCTGGATTGAAGTTATGAATATACTGAACACAGTTCTCAATCCCATCAGAAATCATATCTTCCTTAAACATATAATTCACAAAGTTTGGTTTAAAAGAAAGATGATTGGCAATCTTTAAGAAACACTCTCCAATGTATCGGGGAATGGGAGGTTTTGGTTTTCCTTGAATCTCTGCGATTTCCTTATCTTCACGATACTTAATTAGAGCAGCAAGAAACTCTTTGTTGTTTACATAATGCTCTGACCTCTTTCTTTTGGTCATAACTGCTGTTGTTATCATAAGTTTTTATCATTATTATGTATAGATTATACCATTTATGTAAATACTTGACAAGGTATTTAAAACCTTGTACAATAACCTTTGTGGAGG